ACAAAGAGCGTTCCAAGGTCGTTTAAGAGCTGGTGTAGGCCCTGAAAGTGTTTTTGGGCCGTTACGTCAACTAGGCCAAGCTTCCATGATTGCGGGAGCTGATGAAGCCAAATTGCTTGCTGGCAGATTCAGAGCGCCAAGTTCACCGCTTACTGCAAGACCTGTAACTAGAGCTTCTGCAGACCAAGCTGCAAAACAGGTTGAACAAGAAGTTAGGCGCAGGACCGCTTTAGAGAAAAAAGCAACTGACCAAGCTGCTGCTTACAGAAGGCGAGTAAATAGACAAATATTTAATGCCAAGCTGGACCTTGACAAAATTGAGTTTAAACAAAAAATTGATGATATTGTTAGATCTACAAATTTTGCAATTAAGGAAAGTAAGCGAGAGGGAAGAGCCTTTGATGCAGAATTAAAAAGACGCGGTCAGGTTCGGAAAGAAACGCAAAGAAAGCGCACAAAACGATTAGAAGGCGTTGCTCTTGGCGCGGGCTTCCCCGCATTGTTTGGCGGTGGAGCGGGATCAATTATTGGTGGTGGCCTAGGCGGTTTAACTGGATCTTTTGGAGCGCAGATTGCGTTTAGCGCGATTGGTCAGCAGATTGATACGTTTGTTGCAGGCGTTGTTGAGGCAGGCAAAGCATTTACAAGTGTTGGCAGTGCAGCTGGTTTTATGGCTGAAAAGAGCTTGTTTAGCTCTGACTCGATGCAGTTCCGCATTGAAAAGCTGATTGAAGAAGGAAAGGTCACTGAAGCGGCTGCTTTGATGACCGAAGAAATGGCCAAGCAAGTTGGCGGTAGTGGCTTAAAAGCGTTGAAAGATCTAGGCACTGAAGCCAGCACAATGGGTAAGTTATTTGGAACGGTAATGCTGCGTATTCAGGCGTTTATGGCGCAAGCACTTACACCTTTAATTAGGCTCATTAATAAAGTAATAGGAGGCAAGCTTGCTGAAAACCAGCTTGATCAGATGTTGGCAGAAGCTAAATCTCCTGAGCAAAGGGCTGCAATTCTTGCACGTTCAAATGAGTTAAGAGGAACGAAAAAACAAGGAAGAGTCTCGTCTACTCAAAACGAATTTACAATGGGAATGCTTGAAATAATTCAAGGAGAGTTTGCTCCAGTTATCCCAAAAGGTGCGGAAATAGAGCCAAAACAATTGGAGCTGCTTAGGGCTGCGAATAAACCAAATCGTGAAGCAGAAAAAGCAGATAGGGAAGAAGCTCGGCTTCAAAAACGTATAGACAGGCTCAATACAGAACGCGAAAAAGTGCGTGACATTTCTATCTTAAAAGACAAAATTGCAGCAGCAGAAGCTATTGGAGACAAACATCTTGTTATCCGCTTAAATGGACAACAAAGAATGCGTGAAATTGAAGCACAGCGTTTAAAAGATTTGTCTAAAGCTGAAAAAGAAAGTGAAAAAACTGCAATTAACAATTTAGCAACCGCTAGAACAACGGCTGTTCAGCGTGACGTATTGCGAGAAATAAATGAATTGGAACGTCAACGGCAAGAAAAATTTGAAACTACAATCAAAGGGCTTGACCATCAATTAGCTCTTGCTCGGGCTGTAACAGAAGAAGAGCGAGAGCAGCTTCGCATTGAAGAAGCAATTAGAAAACTCAGAGAAGACGACAAACTGCCTGAGTCGCAATTAGACGCTATAAGGTCGCGTATGAATGACTTAGCCGAAGAAAACAACCCTTTAAACACATTTATTAAACAGACTAAAGAGCAAATTGAAAAATTAAATGATCCTATGCTTCAAATGATAAGTCTGGCAACAACTTTGGGTGATGCGTTTAGCGAGTCATTCCGAGGCATTGTTGACGGCAGCATGAGTGCCCGTGAAGCGTTAGCCAACCTGTTCCAGCGCACAGCGGATCATTTCTTGGATATGGCTGCACAGATGATTGCAGCTCAAATCAAGATGCAAGCAGTTCAGCTGTTCATGAGTTTCTTCCCCGGTGGGGGAGGTAACGCCATAAACCCCAACAGTCTGAATCAAATTCAACAGTATTCGGGCGTCGGAGCAAACACCGATGTAAGCGGTCTTATTCCGCGTGCCAACGGAGGCCCTGTTGGGGCTGGTCGGTCTTACTTGGTTGGCGAGCGTGGCCCTGAGTTGTTTGTACCTGGAGCGCAAGGTAATATCGTTCCAAACAATGCTATGGGCAGCGCTAACGTGACGGTAAACGTAGATGCCTCTGGTTCGTCTGTTGAAGGCAACGCTGAACAAGCTTCGCAACTTGGCAAGGCTATTGGTGTTGCAGTACAACAAGAACTGATCAAGCAAAAACGACCTGGAGGCTTGCTGACTGTCTGATGGCTAATTTCCCTTCAATATTGCCAACGTACGGCACGCAAAAAAGCAGTGCGCCAGTTGTTCGCAAAGTGCAGTTTGGCGATGGCTACGAGCAACGTCTAACCTACGGCCTAAATCAAAACCCTAAAATTTACAATCTAACGTTTCAAGTATCAGAAACAGAAGCAGATGAAATTGAAACGTTTTTAGATTTAAGGGCTACAGATAATGCTAGTTTTACGTTTACGCCTCCAGGCGAGACCGCTAGTGCAAAATTTGTATGCGAACAATGGAGTAAAAGCATCCCTTACCTAAACAGAGCTACGATTCAAGCAACGTTCCGTCAAGTATTTGAACCGTAATGCCAGTTTCAGCATGGGCGGCTAGTACAGCATTTTCTGTCGGGGACATTGTTCGCCCTTCTGCTACATCAGCGTATTTTGAACTAGGTTCGGGCTTATTTTTTCGATGCATAGCAACTGGAGATACAGCAACTGGAGATTCAGCTTCAACTGAACCGCAATGGCCACAACGCTTGGGCAACACAGTTGTAGATGGCGATTGCACATGGCAGGCAATTCAGTCTGCTTATGAGTCTTTATCTCAGCTTGCTCCTAGCGCAATTATTGAATTATTTGAGTTGCGGCTAGTAAGCACTCTTAATACAAGTGATGAGAACCCCACGCCAATTCGTTTTCATGCTGGCTCTAACGCAGACATAAGTGGCAATATCGTATGGAACAGCAATACATACACAAGGTTGCCTGTTGTTGCCGATGGATTTGAATATCGCAACACCGGAACACTGCCCCGCCCCACGTTGACAATTACCAACTTAGATAACGTCATGACAGCATTATTGTTGGACGCAAACGGAATAACGCCTGGCAACGACTTAGGCTTGTCAGAGGTTCGACGAATTAGAACATTAAAGCGTTTTTTAGATGATGAAACAACTAAAGACCCTTACGCTAAATTTCCTGATGAAGTTTGGTTTATTGATCGCAAAGCAAATGAAAACCGAGATAGCGTCACTTTTGAGCTAGCCAGCAAATTTGACGTAGCAGGCCAGAAGTTACCCAAACGCCAAATTATTGCCAACATCTGCCAGTGGAAATACAGGGAGTCAGAAACTTGTGGTTACAACGGAAATAATTATTTTGATGCTGATGGTAACACTGTCGCCAAAAAGTCAGAAGATGTATGCGGTAAACGTTTAGAGAGCTGTCGCCTGCGTTTTTCAGACTCGTTGCCATTTGGCGGGTTCCCTGGAGCGGGTCTATTTAAATGATCGATATTCATTGGCCGTTGCGTGAAGAAATTTTAGATCACGCGCAGTCTGACTTAGACAAAGAAGTCTGCGGTTTAATCGCAGTAGTTAAAGGAAGGCAGCGTTATTTTCCGCGCAACAACATTGCTGAAACCCCGCATGAACACTTCGTTTTAGACGGTTGGGCTGAAGTAGAAGACAAAGGCGAAATCATTGCGGTGGTCCATAGCCACCCAAAAACACCGCCAACACCTTCAGAAGCAGACCGTGTTGCATGTGAAGCATCAGACGTTCCATGGGTCATCGTTAACCCGCAAACTAAGAATTGGGGCTATTGCGAGCCATCTGGCTACAAGCTGTCTTACGTCGGAAGAGAGTTTGTTCACGGCGTTGTGGACTGCTACACCCTGGTACGTGACTGGTATGCACGGGAGCTTGGGGTTGTTCTTGACGATTTTGAACGTCGGGATGGGTGGTGGGACAAAGGCCAAAACCTTTATCTAGACAATTTTGCAAGCCAAGGCTTTACTGAAATACCAGTCGAGCACGTAAAACGTGGCGATCTTCTGTTGATGTCAATTGCTTCCCCGGTGCCAAACCATGCAGCGATTTATCTGGGTGACCAAAAAGTGCTGCACCATATGCAAGGCAGGTTGTCCAGCACGGATGTGTACTGCGGTGGAACGAGTTATTATGGCAGGAGTACGCACTGCGCCTTAAGGCATGAAAGTCGTTAAGGTCTATGGAGCGTTACAAAAACGCCTAGGCCAATGCCGTTTTGAGTTTGACGTAACGACACCAGCGCAGGCACTAAGAGGGTTATGCGCTAATTTTCCAGATCTAGCGAAATGGATGATTGACAGCGAGAAAGATGGTGTCGGCTATAAAGTTTCTGTCGGCAACATAGAAGTGACAGAGGAAGATGTGTCTCCATTGTTATTGCCTTATAGCGACAGAGAGGTTTTTAGTATTACACCCGTTATTGCTGGAGCGGGGGGAGGTGTAGGCCGAATCCTGCTTGGTGCTGCGTTGATTGCTGTTGCAATTGCGGCTCCAGGGGCTGGGTTTGCTCTTAGTGGTTTTGCAACAACTGGTGTCGCAGCGTCAGGAGCAGTTGGTGTTATTGCCCCAGGTTTTGCACTTGCAAGTACCCTTGCAGCAGCCGCAGGCAATATTGGCATTGGTTTGGTTTTAAGCGGCGTAGCCGAGGTTTTATCGCCTCAGCCCAAGCCTCAAGAATTGCTAGACGACAACCCGTCGTTTTATTTTTCAAACATTGCCAATACAGCTAGGCAGGGGCTACCAGTCCCGATTGCGTATGGACGTGTATTTGCTGGATCGGCGGTGTTATCGGCTAACTTTGACGTAGATTACGCAAAAGAAAATGAGTAAGTTTAAAGAGCTTGAATCAGTCCAGCACGTAAGAATCGTCGATCTTATCAGCGAAGGTGAGATCGAAGGTCTTGTCGACGGTAATAAAAGCATCTTCATTGATGGAACGCCATTGTTTGATGAGGATGGCAATCCTAATTTTGGCGACGATGAAGAAGGAGGAGAAGAAGACCTGCAGATAGAAAAAACGACTGGGACGCAAGACCAAGAGCCTATTAAAGATTTTGCTAAACCAGCAAGCCCAACAAACGTTAATGCAAAAGTTGACAATGGTGCCCCAGTAACGCGAACTATAATCAATTTAAACGTCGATCAAGTACGAATTACGCTTACTTTCCCTGCTTTATATAAACTTGAAAACGGCGAGTTTAAAAACCGTCAAGTCACTTATAGAATAACACGCACTTACAAAAATAACGGCGTTACAGTTGGTAATTCAAAAACTTTCGAGTACGAAATTAAAGGCAAGACACAGTCTTCTTTCCAAAGGGATCACCTAATTGATATTGACACCATCACTGATACGTATGACGCAGTTGAATTAACTGTAACAAAAGTAACGGGTAATGATGATTTAACAGAAACACCTAGAAAACGATTTACTGAATTTATTTTCAGCCAATACGTAGAAATAATAAACGAAAAAATGCGCTATCCGCACTCTGCGTTAGTTGCTTTGCGCCTTAACGCAAAATCATTCAACAGCATCCCACAGCGCAAGTATGAGATCAAAGGCATCAAAGTAAAAATTCCAAGCATTATTGTTTCTAACGTAGAAAAAGTACAAGTAGACAGCGCAACAGGAAGAATAATATACCCTAAGGAGGGTTTTTGGAACGGAACATTTCAAACAAAAAGTGACGGGAAAGTAAAAACGATATGGACATCAGATCCTGCTTGGTGTTTATATGACTTGCTTACGAATACTCGTTATGGGGCAGGCATTCCAGAATCATCGCTAGATAAGTTTGACTTCTTTGAAATAAGTAAATACTGTAGCGCAGAAATAGTAGACGAGAGCAACGACCCTAGGTTCAGTCTTAACGTTTTAATTAACAGCAGAAAAGAAATTTACAATATTATTAATGAATTAACAGCTGTATTTAGAGGGATTGCTTATTACGGTGCAGGGAGCCTAGTCCTTCTGCAAGACAAGCCTGCAGACGCCCAATACTTGATTGGACAGGCAAACGTAGTTGAGGGGTTGTTTACTTACTCTGGAACGTCCCACAAGGCTCGACATACTGTCGCTTGCGTGGCTTGGCAGTCTTATGACATGCAAGGGGAGGTGCAGTACGAGTACGTTGAAGATCAGGATGCAATAGAAAAATATGGCATTATTAAAAAAGACATTAAATCGATTGGTTGTTACAGCCAAAAACAAGCTCAAAGGCTTGGCCGCTGGGCACTGCTGTCGGAGCAGAATTTAACAGAAACGTGCCAGTTTGCCATTTCAATAGACAGTGGAATAATTCTGCGGCCTGGCATGGTTATTGATGTTGCTGATCCGTTAAGAGCTGGAACACGTCGAAGCGGGCGTGTTGCTTCAGCCACAACATCAACAATAACAATTGATAGCATAGAAAACTTTTTAATCAATAACGACTTACCTGATACAGGTGCAAAAATATCTGTACTAATGCCAACCGGCTTGGTAGAAACAAGACAGATAAACGACATTGCTACATCTGACAGCTCTTTGGAAACGTCAATAGACGAAAATGATACATTTAAAAATTTAATGACACAAGCAGGAGACCCGTTAATATCTCCCACACTGACAACTGTCATTACTGTTTCTTCTAATTTTAGTGAAGAGCCAAAGGCTAATACAGTTTATATGATTGAAACCAGTGACGTACAAGTACAAAAGTTTCGTGTATTGTCAGTCGTTGAACAAGGCGATGGAATTTATGGCGTAAGCGCCCTTGCATACAATGAAAGTATTTATAATGCTGTTGAAAAAGACGAGCCAATTGAGCACCGAGACATAACATTGCTAGAGGCAAAGCCAACAGCACCTACTGATTTAACTTTTAATCAATATATATATCAAGAAGGACAGACTATTCACACAGCTTGTGATATTAGTTGGCAACACAATCGAGCAAACCTTTCCGAGTTTTCAGTAAAATTTAGCGGACCAGGCGAGAACGGAACTAAATTTGTTACCAGCGAGCAGAGTTTTACTAAACACAATCTACAAGAAGGAGAAATAACCGTTAAAGTTAGGGCAATAAATTATCTAGGCAAACAGAGTAAAAAATTAGAAGGAACTTTTAACATAAGCGGCAAAAATACCAGGCCAGGCGATGTTCAAAATCTTTCGATTGAACCAATCTCGGCAAACTCGGCACGTTTGCGCTGGGACGAAACCGTTGATCTAGACGTAAAGGTAAACGGCAAGGTGCATATTCGACACAATAATAGAACAGACGGATTGGCTACATGGTCAAACTCTACAGATTTAGTTAAGGCCGTTCCTGGTAACTCAACAGAAGCGACAGTGCCTTTAGTTGAAGGAGAAATTCTGGTTAAGTTTGAAGATGAAGGGGGCAAAAAAAGCAGGAATGCAGCACGCGTTACTGTCGATCTGCCTGATACTTTAGGCAGGCTGCTTGTTGAAGCACATCGAGAAGACACGACAAGCCCTAAATTCAATGGCACAAAAACAAACTGTGAGTTTGACAGCGGTCTTGACGGCCTAATTATTAGCTCAAGTAATGGCAACGTATTAACAAGTGCAGAATACATATTCCCAAACACTCTTGACTTGGGTGGCACGTTCTCACTGGACCTAGAAAAACATTTTGTAACGCAAGGTTTCTATCCAGATGGAGGCTTATTTGACCAACGGACGGAGCTTATCAATACATGGGAAGATTTTGATGGGGTAATCGCAGACGCTGTA